ACCCTTAGCTAAATGGCCAGAACCCATGGAAGATCATTTAGCGCAACCTTGGGACTGTTTGAGCCATCATCACTCAGTTATAACCATGGATAGAGTTAGCTCGTCTCCTTGGATCTGCAAAATAGGTGGAGAGTTCTATACCGGCAGATACATGTTTACCGTTGATTACACAGAACACAGCATAGCCGATGATCCGGCTCAACATAAGCAATCACATGTGCTATATTTAACTGACGCCGGTGACTACACAGGCAATATTGTTGCATTACCGAACAATAGAGTAAGAGCGACAAATCCTGCGTTATGGCGTGTGGGCGAAGGCGCTCCCGACTTTTCGCCAAGTCAGTGGGTGCACTCAGCTGAGGGACATGAAAGTTACATGGATCCTGAGATTACGTTTAACAACTTATACAGTGACGGGATTGAAGAAGATTAATGGCAACATCAGGCAGCAAAAACTTTGAATTAGATGTAGCTGATTACGTTGAAGAGGCATTTGAACGTTGCGGTTTGGAACTTCGTACCGGTTACGATCTAAAAAGCGCAAACAGAAGTCTTAATCTTATGTTGGCAGAATGGGCCAACAGAGGTTTGAATCAATGGACCATCACAGAAAAAACTGTCGACATGGTTAAAGATACGAAAACTTATAACGTTGATAGCACAAACAGTACGGCGCCGATAGATGTATTGGACGTGTTTATCCGAGAAACGGTGAGCAACGAAACCACAGACATACCCATGAGTAGACTAAGCAGGGCCGAGTACGCACACATAACGACTAAATCTACTACCGGTAAACCGAATCAATTTTTTATCAACAAACAACTAACACCGACCATATCGGTTTGGCCCACACCAGATAAATCTAGCACTTACACCGTGCACATGAACGTATTGGTTAGGATGGACGATGCTGACGCCGGCGCAAACACATTAGATCTGCCGTTTAGATTCTATCCTTGTTTGGCCGCGGGTTTGGCTTATTACATATCTATGAAAAGAGCACCAGAAAGGACGGCTGCTCTAAAAGCAATATACGAAGATGAGTTTCAAAGAGCTTTATCACAAGATGAAGATAGAGCATCTTTTAGAATTGCACCAAGTTTGAGGAACTACAACAACGCATAATGGCTTTTGCATCAGGAAAATTTGCATACGGAATCTGTGACATCACAGGATTTAGATACAAACTAAAAGACATGCGCCGTACATGGGACGGCTTATTGGTTGGCCCAGATCAATGGGACGCCAAGCATCCACAACTTATGCCAAAACCAGCGCCACAAGATCCGCAAGCATTGAAAGACGCAAGGCCAGATGTGACAGACGACAACTCTGCTTTTTTGGTTTACACGAATGTGGGTGATGGCAAATTAGGATCTGTGCTTACAACTTTTTCTGTTAGTGTTGGTTTAGGAGAGGTTACAATAACAACATGAGTTTTACGTTAGCTACATTGAAAACGGCTGTGCAAGATTACTTACAGGTATCTGAGTCTACGTTCACAAGTCAGTTGGATAGGTTTATACAAGAATCAGAAGATAGGATCTTTTCCTTAGTCCAACTACCTAATCAAAGAAAAAACGTGCAAGGCACGCTAACAGCAGGAACTAGGTTTTTGGCGACGCCGACAGATTTTTATGCGCCTATGAGTTTGGCAATAATTAATTCATCAACATACGATTATTTGGATTACAAACATCCATCATTTATCAAAGAGTTCTCGCCTGGTACAACACAAGGCACACCTAAGTATTACTCTTTGTTTGACGAAACATCTTTTGAAGTGAGTCCTATACCTGATAGCGGGTATACGGTTGAACTTCATTATTTAAATAAACCAGCCTCTTTAACGAGTGGTAGTGACAGTGGTACAACATTTTTGTCTACGGATTATCCCGACGCATTGTTGTACGGAGCGTTGGTAGAAGGAGCAGTCTTTCTTAAAGAACCGCTAGATGTCGTTGCTCAGTTTGAAGGGCGATTCAAGGAGGCGATAGCTAGAATGAAAAATACATCAGAAGGTCGCGGCACACGCGACGAGTATAGATACGATTCAGTCCGCTCTAGCGTGACTTAGTGGAACCTATACAAGAATTACAAGGCAAAAAAGTAGCAATCATAGGCTTGGGTGTGTCACAAGTCGATTTTGCTATAGGTTTAGAAAACTCAAGAACATGGGATGAGATTTGGTGCATCAACTCAGCCGGCTTGGTATATCCAGCAGATAGAATATTTGCACTAGATCCAGCGAGTAGATTTTTTGATTCTGACGATGCTGGCAAACAAACAGAGGCCATGAAAAAGTTAATGAGTGAAACCGATACGCCTATCTATACTTCGGAGTTAGATCCCAGAGTGAAAAACCCTGTGCTCTATCCGGTTAGCGAAGTTTGTAACGCCACTAAGTGTGCCTACATGAATAACACCGTGGCTTTTGCCCTTGCGTTTGCTATGTGGAACAAAGTAGCCAGAGTGGATCTATTCGGCATAGATTTTTCTTACAAGGAAAATATGCACTTTGCCGAGGCAGGCAGAGCTTGTGTTGAGTTTTGGATTAGTAAATTGATGTGCGAAGACATCATAGTTGGTATCAGCGGAAGATCTACAGTCTTAGATTCTAACGTGCCGGCCACACAAAAACTCTATGGTTTTCATAGGTTGGCAAAACCTTTGGTGGCAGTTCCGCATAACGGTGAGTTTATTATTGGTCCTTACGACGAAATTAATGAAAAATTAGAAAAGGTTGGATTAAAAATAAATGAAGATGTGGTCCCACCTGAACCGTACAAAGGGTGATATGAGCGTTGATAGCGATTTTGAGTTAGGACAGATATCTATACATACGACCGATAATAAAGGACACGATCCTGAGTTTTGGGCAGCACAAGCAACAAAAAAAATATGTGAATACTCTGAAAGCGCTCCTGAACATATCAAACAACAGGCTATTGCTTTTCAAAATCAAGTTTACTCTGTTATATTACTAGCTATAATAAATGCAATAAATTCTAAAAAAGTGACGTATGTGAATTTATTAAGGCAACAAGGCCATGATGACATGGCCGATATAATAAAGGAGCTTTAATTATGGCTATAACATCTGCGATTTGCACAAGTTTTAAACAAGAGCTTTTGGTTGGCACGCATAATTTCACAGCGTCTAGTGGTAATTCTTTCAAATTAGCTTTATACACTAGCTCTGCGACATTAGGCGCAGGCACCACGGCTTTTACCACCACAGGTCAAGCGTCTGGCACCAACTACACATCAGGCGGTAGCGCTTTAACAAATGTTACGCCGGTCGCATCCGGAACGACTGCTATTGTTGACTTTGCTGATTTAACGTTTAGCAACGCAACTATTACCGCTAGAGGTTGCTTGATTTATAACGACACCAACTCTGATAAAGCAGTTGCCGCAATAGATTTTGGTGGTGACAAGACTTCTACCGCTGGCGATTTTACGATTGTTTTTCCAGCAGCTACGGCCACAGGAGCAATAATCAGATTGGCTTAAACTAAAGCACCTTGTGTTAGAATCTTTCCATGCCTCTAACAAAGCTAAATTTTAAGTCTGGAATCAATAAAGAAGAAACCGATTACTCAAACGAAGGTGGTTGGGTAGACGGTGATAAAATTAGATTCCGTAAAGGCCGTGTCGAGAAAATCGGTGGTTGGGAGAAGTTTTCACCTAGCTCCATCATAGGCTCTGCAAGAGCTTTACATGCTTGGATCTCGCTCGCCGGTGCTAAATACTTAGGCATTGGCACAACCAACAAATATTACATAGAAGAGGGAGAAACATATAACGACGTTACTCCTATACGAAAAAATACAACTAACACTGCGACTTTTGCAGCAACCAACGGTTCTTCTACTTTAACCGTAACAGATAACGGACACGGCGCGGTACAGGGTGACTTTGTTACATTTTCTAGCGCAGTTTCTTTGGGCGGTAACATCATTGCAAGCGCTCTGAACCAAGAATATCAAATAGATCTAGTCACGGGCACTAACACTTATACAATAACGGCAAAAGACACGACAGGCGCAACTTTGACCGCAAACGCAAGCGATTCGGGTAACGGTGGATCTGCTACCGATGCGGCGTATCAACTCAACTCAGGATTAGATTTTTTCGTGCAATCCACAGGTTGGGGTGTAGATACTTGGGGTGCTGGCGGTTGGGGATCGTCAACAACTTTAACGGCAAGTAATCAGTTGCGACTATGGACGCACGATAACTTTGGAGAAAACCTAATTATAAATCCAAGAGGTGGCGGTATATTTCGTTGGGTTGAAGATAACGGCACTAATACAAGAGCCTTAGAATTATCCGGCGTATCAGGAGCAAACTTAGTGCCAACCGTAGGCTTGCAAGTTATTACCTCAGAAACAGATAGGCATTTGATAGTATTAGGAGCAGATCCCATATCGGGTAGCAGCAGAACAGGATCCGTAGATCCTATGTTGGTTGCGTTCAGTGACCAAGAAAACGAATTACAATTTGAACCGTTAGCCACAAACACTGCCGGTTCGCTTAGATTATCTAGCGGATCTTCCATAGTGGGTGGCCTCAAAGCAAGACAAGAAATATTAATATGGACCGACACATCGGTTTATTCCATGAATTTTATAGGTCCACCGCTTACCTTTGCTATCAATCTAATTAACGAAGGCGCAGGCTTGATTGGGCCCAAAGCAGCTACCAATACGCCAAGAGGTGTATTCTTTATGTCTAAAAAAGGTTTTTATTATTACAACGGATCCGTACAAAAACTGCCTTGTTCGGTGCAAGACTTCGTGTTTTCAGATCTCGATGACAGTCAGGCCTTCAAATGTTTTGCCGGTTTAAACGAGGAGTTTTCAGAAGTTTGGTTCTTTTACCCATCCATAGCCGATAACGAAAGAGAGATATCAAGATACGTTATTTACAACTATGAAGAAAACTCATGGAGCGTTGGTACCTTAGAAAGATACAGTTGGTTGGCAGCTGGCGTGTTAGACAAACCGGTAGCAGGCGGTGAGGCGTCGTCTGTTAAATTTATATATCAACACGAAACAGGATTTAACAACGACGATAGCGCTATGGACGGTGTTTTCGTGGAATCAGGCGATTTAGATGTCGGCGACGGTGAAAACTTTGTTTTCTTGAAAAAAATACTGCCTGACATATTGTTTGTAAACGATGTTGGCACAAGTCCAAACGGTGCAGTCAACATAGTTGTCAAACGTAGAGACTTCAACAACCAGACGTTATCAACCGATTCCACTACGCAAATTACTTCAAGTTCTACCTTTGGTTCTTTGCGTTCACGCACCAGACAGTTTGTGCTTAGGTTTGAATCTGATGACGATAACACCGAAAGCGACAGAAAAGATTTCAAATGGAGGTTAGGTAGCACAAGAGTCGATATACAGCCTTCTGGTAGGCGCTAGATGAGTAAACTGCTACCAACTCAACTACCTCAAGCAAGCGGCGACACGGTAAGCGCCGATACGTTTAACCGGTTAATTAGGATTTTAGAGATTAACCTCGGATCTGTGGATCCAGACGCAATACAAACTTTTAATTCAACCGAGATAAGCGAATTGCAATTTGCTACCGGAGCGATTATATTTAACAGTACAACAGAGGTCCACCAAGGGTTTGATGGCACTGAGTTTAGAAACTTATACGAACATCAAACTTACTTGACCGGATTGTCTGCTACAATGAGTTTGGGAACAGTTACAGTGAGTACACCATGAGCGCACTAGAAGACAGTTTAAGAAAAGTTTATAAGTTGCCGGCTTTGCCGAAAAGTCAACCCTCTGTTCCTACCGAAACTCAAATGCCTATGCAAAAAATACAAAGGCCTACCATGATGAGAAACCCTAGAATGACTATGGAGATCCGTGATCGAAACAGAAATGGTATTGACGATAGAGAAGAAGGTATGTTTAAACCTGGTGATTTCGTTCCTATTCCGGAGGCAGGAAGTGTTCAGGATGGGCCAGATGATTCTTTTTCAGGAATGATTATGACTCCAGAGGGTCCCATGAAAGTAGGAGCGGGTGCTATTACAGAGCGAGAAATGGAAGTTTTGCAAAACGCATCTAACATGGGCAGAAAAGGCGATACACAATTAGGTCATTTAGAGGTTGGCGATGTAGTAGTTCCGCCTTCTGTAATCGCAAACAATCCGTTACTAGATGAAATGCTAGAAAGCACTATGCTGAATCAAGGCATAGACCCGCAACAAAGAATAGTAGGTTTAGGGTTAGCGTCTTTGAATCCAAACACAGGTTTAGAAGAGTTTGGTATTTTTGACAGTATAACCAAAGGTTTAGAAAAATTTGCTGAAAAAACAGGTCTAAAAAAATTAGGTAAGAAACTAGCACCGTTAGCGCCGATAGCAGCACAGTTTATACCTGGTGGCCCAATAGTATCTGGTGCCGTAGGTGCAGGCTTACAAGGACTGTTAGGCGGACAAAAACCAAAAGATTATTTAGCGGATGCGGCTTTAGGAGCAGGCATCGGCGCGTTAGCGCAAGGAGCTACTAGAGGTTTTACCAAAGAGGGCATGAGTATATTTGATCCTAACTTTGTTGGGCCAGCAGATCCGAGCAAGCTTGGTGGCGGCGCTCCTTTGAGACAATCAGTCGGTATGGACATCATAAAAGGTTTGCAATCCGGAGGCATAAAAGGCGCTCTAGGTAATTTAGTCGATGAAGGCACGCTTGCGGGTGGACTCTTAGGTATTGGCGGTGGCGGTGCAGGACAGGCCATAGTCAATGAGGCAGGTGAAGTAATAGGTTATACCGGCGGTGGCGGCGGTGGCAGTGCAGGTTTAGGTGGCATATTAGGTGGTTTACTTGGCGGCGGAGGTGGCGGCTTAGGTGGAGCACTAGGATTAGCCGGCATAGGAGCTTTATCTGCCGGTTTAGGTAAATTAGCTTACGAAGACGCAAAAAAACAAAAAGGCGTTCCCCTAACGCCTTTAACTACAATGAGTCCTACAGGCAGATATAACATCGAGGCTGAGATAGCCAGAAGACAAGGATTACCTGCACCAAACCCTGTTGAGTTTGGTTTATTGCCAGCTGGCACTTTGCCTAAATTATCAGGCGGACAACCAAGAGATAAAAGCTTAGGCGGAGCAATAGAAGAATTAGAGGGCGGTATGACAAGAGGTATGAGTCGTGGCGGTATCATGGCTTTCGCTGCTGGCGGAGCCGTAGCCATGCAAGAAGGCGGCGAAATGGATCCAAGCAAGTTTCCGCCTATGGACGGTGACATCAACGGTGCGGGCACAGAAACAAGCGACGACATACCCGCTATGTTAAGCGACGGCGAGTTTGTAATGACTGCTAGAGCGGTACGCGGAGCTGGTACTTACGACATGAATCAAGATAACAAAGGCATCATAACTTTAACGCCGTCTATGGAAGAAAATAGAGAGCGTGGCATGGATCTTATGTATAAAGTTATGGATGCGTTTAGCGGACAAGCGAGGCCATCGTGAGTATTTTTGGAAGATTACCAGAAAATATAATTAGAGCGACGGGCGGAATCGGATCTTTTAGTCCTTCGGCAATTAATTTAAACGAGATAGATTTAAGCAACCTGCGTTTGCCTCAACAAACACGACCGTCAGGCGCATCAAGATTGGGTGAGCTTTTTGGCCCACAAACAATGAATGTTGGTAATGGGGATATTAGTAACGTAGATTTAAGTAACATGCAGCTACCAAGGGTGGCAGAACAATTACAAGCACCGCAACGGATATTAGCAGAGCAAACACCTATGACCATGCAAGGCAACATGGAGCCTATGGC